ATAGTCTAAAGACCCCAAGTCTCCCCCCATAGGGTCTAACCTACAGTCAACCATAGCCCACCCCACCTGATGATAAACCGTAAGTCATCTTATTGTCAAGACTTCTAGATAACCTCTAGAGACTTCTAGATAACCTCTAGAGACTTCTAGATAACCTCTAGAGACTTCTAGATAACCTCTAGAGACTTCTAGATAACCTCTAGAGACTTCTAGATAACCTCTAGAGACTTCTAGATAACCTCTAGAGACTTCAGGTTGTGGGACACTACATATAGTGGTGACTTTGGGTTGAGACCACAAGATATAGCCTCTATGTGTCCCTATCTGTACCAAACCTTGAGTCACTACCTACAGTCAACACCTTGAGTCACTACCTACAGTCAACACCTACAGTCAACACCTACAGTCAACACCTTGAGTCACTACCTAATGAGACACCTACAGCCTAGCCACTACCTACAGTCCAAGACCTACAGTCTATCTATAGGACACCACTACCTACAGTATCCGAGGATACATACAGCTATTGACACCTACAGTCTGACTATGGTAGTCAAAGACTATTACCTTATATTCAATGGGTCGATGATTAATATTTCAAATTACCTATTGACTCTGAGCCTACAATGAGTCATTATCTATCTCGTCAAGACGACATGGCAACAACCACTAGTCAAGACGCCTAGTCATCTAGGTTAAGTAGACAGCCTTGAGTCATACGAAAAACAGGCAGATGATAGAGAGACAATAAGTAGTTGACAAGCAGTAAGCAACACGATAAGATACATCACATCAAGTCACAACGATTGATAAGAACCGCCGGAGGCACAGTCTCTACGCTCTTTAACAATATGGATAAACTCTTAATGTGCGCCGATAGCGACTAACTACAGGGTCTTTGAAAGCTGAAGGCCCTGACTGATAGTCACTAACCTAAAGGTATCAACATAATGATTTATGTATTGACCTGTACGCAGGCAGATGGCTCCAGCTTCAGGCATGAGTTTAGGGCTAGCTCAAAGTCAGACGCTAACAAGACCTTAAGCGATTACAAGTGGGTCTTTACCAAATGCTCTAACTGGTCTGTAGAACAGCGCGGCATATAACTAATCAACTAACATAAGGTAACATCAAATGGAACGTAACGCTGACGCTTATTACAAACTGGTCGCTGATGCTGTGAAAGCTTTCAACGAGCGTATTCAGTACGACCAAATAGCTGAAGGTGATGAGTACCACGATGCACTGCATGAGGTTGTGGATGACTACGTGCCACACTATTACTCTGAGATTTTCACTGTGATGGCTGCTGATGGTATTGACCATGAGTTTGAGGACTCTGGGCTGATGCCTGAGAGCATGGATGTGACAGTGATACTTCAGGCTCGAATCTATGAGGCTCTGTACAACGATGTGCAAAATGATTGTGGTCTGGTCTGGTACGAAGCAGAAGAAGAAGACGATGAGTAATACTATCTACGCACTGTATTATGTGGTCTACAACTCCGGCAATGAGTGCCATGACCTACAGGAGCCTTGCTACTACGACAAGGCGGAGGCTGAGAGAGCACTGACTGAAGCACAGAAGCTGGCTGGGGACCCTTGGTCTGGTGTGGAGGCCGTCTACTTAGAGGAAATAAACATTGTCTAACGAACGCTGGGAGGTGGCTTAATGGTTTACGGACTGACAAGACAGGCGGTCGAGACTTACAGCCAATGCGTCAAGCTGGGCTACAACTGGTCTCTTGCAATGCAGCGCATGAAAGCACTGTATGACCACAACAAGAAGTTTGCACTAAGTAAACAGTGATAGACTCAAGGTCGCTCTGAATGAGTGGCCTTCATGATTATCATTAACTTAAGGAGTCAACCAAATGAAAGACACTATGCACCGACTCACCGCCTTGTTACATGAGGTTATGGTTGCCGCTGACTACAGGGTGAACTGCTCTGGTATGGGCTGTGCGGGTCAAGATAGTTGGGTAAGCTTTGAGGCGATGGCACGCGGGGAAGGCTTTAAACTACTGGGCTGTGGTCACTTTGCAGCGGTATTCAGCCACCCTGACCTTGATGGTTACGCTATTAAGGTGGGCTTTAAGAAGGATGACTCTGGCGCGGCATATGCTGCCTACTGCCGGGCACATCAGGGCGAGGCTGGTATCCCTAACATCCACCTGATTAAACGCTTTAGCCGTGCCTACATGGTCGTTATGGACTTGCTGCGCTCGCTGGATGACATTGGGCGGCATTACTGCCAAGTCTGTGACACCTATGACCAGCAAGTCCTCGACCTGAGTTACCGCGTGTCTAACGCTGTGATAGGCCACGGCATACTACCACATGAAGCGGTGATGGACTATGTGGACAGCCACAGGGCCAATGAATATCAACCAGTCGCACACATTGAGATGCAATACATTAAGGAACTGGCTAAGACCTGTGAGTCTATCCACAATTACTTCAAGGAGATTGCACAGTTTGACCTACATCGCGCCAACGTGATGGTAAACGGCAAGGGGCAACTGGTCATCACAGACCCTGTGTCTTGGACGGTTGAAGATGACGACGACAACATGGCAAGGCTGAACGAAGCCTGTGAGTGATAGACTCAAGGTCATTACTAGATGTGGTGGCCTTTATGATTATCATACACAACATATAGGTGAGAAACTATGTTAAACGTAATTAGCTGGGCTTTGAGTGGTGTGGTTTTGTATGGGCTTATTGTTTTAGTGTCCAAGCTTCCGGTATTCACACAGATAGCACTGGGAGTCTAACACATGGCTTACCTAATCATGTTCATCGGGTATGCACTGATAGCCTACATCATCGGTCGTGACATCCTGAAGGCTCGCAAGGTCTACAAATTTAACTATGTGTCTCTCGGTCGCTGGACTGTGAGACAACCAAACGGGCGCTTTATGCGCAATCTGGCTAACATCTGGGACATCGCTACACTAGGGAGTAAACTGTAATGACTAAAGTAATTCGCATTGACGGGACATGTGCAGGGGTTCAATACTTCACAGCCCGTATCCAGAGGTCATCACGTGAAGAGCAGTATCAGAATGACCGTGAGCGTGTACTGATGGCTCGCATGCGGGCTGAGGGAAACAAGGCAGAACTCTACGGCTATATGTTTGGGTCTCTGCGCCCCAAGTCTGAAGACGGTAAGCTGCTACTGGCAGGACTCAAGGCAGGCATCCAGAAGTCTGAAGACGGTAAGCTGCTACTGGCAGGACTCAAGGCAGGCATCCAGAAGTCCCGAATTAAGCACACCACTAAGGGAGACTTCACGCACTTGCACAGTGGGCGGAATGAGTTGCGATAAGTCTTTGAAACTATAGGGCTTACGAAGGAAGGTACACTATAGGGGTTAAGCCCTCAAGTTATAAGACTTTAAGTTTAAAGACTTAAGGTCTACACTTTAAGTAAATGACCTTAAGAGGAACAGCTTTAATGAACAACCCAGCAATCCAGTTTGACAAGCATGACTTCAGCGATATCTCTAACGCAGTAGAGCCTTTCAACCTACTGGCTGACCACTACGGGCAAGACCTTGCAGTCAAACAGCTTCAGCTTGAGCATGAGGCATACACCGAGGGCGAGCGTCGTTTCCTGAAGAACCTTGAGCGACAGACTGAACGTGGTGAACTGGGAGACAACGCAGTCGCCAAGCCCCTGATGGCCACCTTGATTCCCCAACTGTCTGCTGCATTCAGTAACTGGATGAAGACTGAAGGTGAAGACGAGAAGATGCGCTGCAAGTCTAAGGCGTGGTATGCCCTCCACAGTGAGAAGCCGTATAGTCCACTGATTGGTGGTGATGCGGTGGCAGTGATTACCATCAAGACTATCCTAAGCAAGATGGTCAAAGCCGAAGGTTCTGCACTACAGGCTGTGGCTGTGTCTATCGGTCGCACCATTGAGGATGAGCTGCGCTTCGGCCGTATTCGTGACCAAGAGCAAGAGCACTTCAAGAGGACCATTGCAGACAACCTGAAGAAGCGCTCAGGTATGGCCTATAAGAAAGCCTACATGCAAGCGGTTGAATCCTCCATGATTGAACAGGGTCAACTTAAAGATGCATGGGGAACGTGGTCAACTGACGAAGCTTTCCGTGTTGGTATTCGTATGTTAGAGCTTACCATCGAGTCTACTGGTCTGGTAGAGATTCAGCACCAGCGTGGACAGACAGTCAAAGACGACCTGTCTATGGTCATCCTAGCGCCTGTGTACGTCAAGAAGATGGCAGACCGTGGGTTCTCACTGGCAGGCATAGCCCCGGTGTTTCAGCCTTGTGTCGTACCACCTAAGCCTTGGGTCTCTGTGGTAGGTGGTGGCTACTGGGCTAAGGGTCGCAGACCTCTCCCGATGATTCGCTTAGGGTCTAAGGCCGCAGTCGCACGCTATGAAGACGTGTACATGCCTGAAGTCTATGACGCTGTGAACATCATCCAGAATACTCCTTGGAAGATTAACAAGAAGGTACTGGAAGTCGCCAACATGATTACCAAGCTTGAGAATACGCCTATTGAGGACATCCCGAGCATGGAGCCTCTGAAGCCTGAAGACTACCTAGGTGAGACTGAGGAAGAACTGAAGGCATGGAAGAAAGCCGCTGCTGGTATCTACCGCAAGGAGAAGGCCAGACAGTCGCGGCGCTTGTCTACCGAGTTCATCATGGAGCAAGCCAACAAGTTCAACCAGTTCAAGGCCATCTGGTTCCCGTACAATATGGACTGGCGCGGTCGTGTCTACGCTGTACCAATGTTCAACCCACAAGGCAACGACTTACAGAAGGGTCTCTTGACTCTGGCAGTTGGCAAGCCTATTGGTAAGGAAGGCTTTAAGTGGCTGAAGATTCATGGTGCTAACTGTGCTGGTGCTGACAAGGTTACTTTTGATGAGCGCATCCAATGGGTGGAGGACAACGTAGAGAACATCCTCAAGACCGCAGAGAACCCGATGGACATGCTGGACTACTGGGGTCAGATGGATGCACCTTTCGGCTTCTTAGCGTTCTGCTTTGAGTATCACGGTGTGTCTAAGCACGGCCTGTCTTACAACTGCTCGCTGCCGATTGCATTCGACGGGTCTTGCTCTGGTATTCAGCACTTCAGTGCGATGCTTCGAGACCACATCGGCGGACATGCAGTTAACCTGACCCCAAGCGGAAAGGTTCAGGACATCTACCGCATTGTGTCTGACCGTGTGGAAGAGGTGCTTAAGGGTCTGCTGGTTGATGGCACTGATAACTCAATGAAGACCTTCGAAGACAAGAAGACCGGAGAGATTACTGAACGTCTGCAACTGGGCACTAAAGAGCTTGCTCGCCAGTGGCTGGAATACGGGATGTCTCGTAAAGTCACCAAGCGTTCAGTTATGACTCTGGCCTACGGGTCGAAGGAATATGGCTTTGCGGACCAAGTGTTTGAAGACACTGTGATGCCAGCGATTGACAACGGTAAAGGCGCTATGTTCACTGAGCCAAGCCAAGCTTCACGGTTCATGGCAAAGTGTATCTGGGACGCTGTATCTGTGACTGTAGTTGCTGCGGTTGACGCAATGAAGTGGCTCCAAGGCGCTGCTAAGTTGCTGGCTGCTGAGGTCAAAGACAAGAAGACCAACGAAGTGTTGAAGCCATGCCTTCCAGTGCATTGGGTCACACCAGATGGCTTCCCTGTATGGCAAGAGTACATCAAGAAAGACACAACGCGCATCAAGCTGATGTTCATGGGTGTACAGTATCGCCCAACGCTGAACCTCGGTAAGAGCAAGGAGATGGACAAGCACAAGCAAGAGTCTGGTATTAGTCCTAACTTTGTGCATAGCCAAGATGGTAGCCACCTACGCAAGACTGTGGTACATACGCACCGAAAGTATGGCGTGATGTCGTTCGCAGTAATTCATGACTCCTTCGGGACGATTCCAGCAGATGCTGAGTATCTCTTCAAGGGTGTACGTGAGACAATGGTAGAGACCTACCGTGACAACGATGTGATTGCTGACTTCTACGAACAATTCGCAGACCAGCTTCATGAATCCCAACTGGATAAGATGCCTGAGTTACCTGCTCGTGGTAAGCTGGACATCGAAGACATCCTCAAGTCGGACTTTGCATTCGCTTAATATGGTGAAATTATGAAACCAGTAGTCGATATACTGAATCGCTGTGTCCATCTCTATGATGGCGAAACTTGGGTTAGAACTATCTACGAGTCTGAAGACCCATTGTTATATATCACTCTTACCAATCTGGTCTGGAACCTATACGCCTAATGACGTACTTACAACTCTTCGCGCTCTGGATGGGCGCACTGGCAGTCTTCACTTTAATCCAACAACGTAGAGGTTAAGGAAGGTACACTATAGGATTAGACCCAAGGTCGCTGACTTAAAGTGGCCTTTATGATTAACCCTAACACCTTAAACACTTAACTTAATGAGAGACTTAATGATGCAAACTTCGCGTAAAGTAAACTTTGAGAAGACCACCTTGGCTAAACGTTCTGAGATGGTTGACGGGCTGTTACACACTGGGCGCTGCAAGAAGCTGGGTAAGACCAAGCGTGGAACCAGCAACAAGCGCAACTGGCAGGAGGCTTAAGGCTGTGGGTCGCTTATACAGTGGTAACTTGAATGACTTTAAGTCGGCATGTAACAGACTCTCCCATTTGGACTTTGCCGTTATCTCTGAAGACTTTGTAGCTGAAGGCAGCTATGTAAACTGTATGTACGTTCGTGTTGAAGACCGTGCTGGGAGCATCCTAGCTCAAGAGACCTTTGGTCGCTATGATGAGGACGCACTATACATCACAGCAACATCATGGCTTAACCGTATTGCATCTCAACTTGAAACTTGGAGTAAATACTAATGATTAAATCTAACCCACATCGCGCTGTTAACTTCTCTGAGTCTGGCATCAAGGAAGCGCTGGGACGTGCTGGGTCTCTGGACGTAGAGATTAAGTACGATGGTGTCCGTGTCAACCTTATGGTCAACCCACAGGAAGATGGAACACCTCAGCCAGACGCATGGTTCCAGACCCGCGAGTCAAAACCTCTGGCCTCTCTGGACTACCTCTGGAAAGACTCGAAGTCTAAAGAACGCTGGGACTGGTTTCTGTATAAAGCTGGATGGCCTTGCGGGCTGATGATTGACGGTGAGGCGATGGTCAAAGGTGTAGACTTCAACACATCCTCTGGCCTCCTCCGCACCAAGTGGTCGTCGCCTGAGAACTTCATGTTCAACGCCAACCCTGCTGGAACTATCAGCACCAAGAAGACCAAGAAGGTTCCGTTCCAGATGGACACTAATAGACTTCAAGTCGTTGTCTATGCGATGCTCCCAATGGATGTCGTTAAGTCTGGTGAAGAGGGTTCCCCTTACGTTATCACCCGTATGCGTACTGAGGCTCTAGTCCCGATGCTTCAAGAGCACTTCCCTGAGATTGACTGGGTTCTTTCACATTCTACCACTGTCTATGACATGGATGAATTGAACACCTTGTATCAGGCTGCTCGTGAAGACAAGCATGAAGGACTGATAGTCTTAGACCCGCTGGGCAACTATAAGCGCGGCAAGAAGTCGGGCATGTGGAAAATGAAGCCGAACGAATCCATTGATGGTGTGGTGGTCGGACTGAACTGGGGGACTGAGGGTCTCGCCAACGAAGGGAAGGTCATAGGGTTTGACGTGCTGCTTGAGAACGGCATGGTCGTAGCTGCTAACAACATTAGCCAGAAGCTGATGGATGAGTTCACGGCCGGGGTTAAGAGACTTGGGGCCACGGAAGTAAACCCATACGAAGGCTATCAAGTTGAAGTCTCCTACATGGAGATGACACCAGATGGTTCCCTGCGTCACCCAAGCTTCAAGTGCTTCCGTGGCACCGAAGATAATCCTAGGGTGAAATCATGATGTACGGAGTCCGTGTGGCCTTCCTCATCTGGTTGTGTCTTGCAGTCCCCGCGGGGTGTATCAACTACCTGCTCCACCTCTAAGTAATAGCCCTATGGTCTTCGGACTGTAGGGCTTCTTTGCGTTTAGACCACCAGCAAATTTAAGGAAGGTACACTGTAGGACTACAACCACAAACAACCAAGGAGACACTATGTCTAAAAACTTAATGTTCAACCGATTCACTAAGTCATTCCATTTGTCCCACAACCCTTTCAGCTTCCATAAAGGTTCATTACCACGCTTTGGTAAGACCGTGGCTCTGGCACCCGCAGTCCATGCGCTCGTCACCCGCAAGTCTTTCCTTAAAGCTGTGAACAAGGAAGCTGTAAGTGTTCCTGTGGTCGTTACTAAATGGCCTCGACTGAAGCTGGCACTTCTGGTAATTAAGGAGAAACTGCAATGATGGACGTTACGCCGGAAGGACTTCGCGTCCGCCTCCTGTTAGAGAATGCGGGGGTGGACGGTGCAGCTTCATGTGGTGATGGTATTAGCTGTAAATCAATGCCGAACTGTAACAGCTGCCCGATGAAAGAACAGACAACAGGGAACGGACTTTATGCAGACCTGAGACAGCTTCGGGATGCCCACGAGGACTTAACCGCACCAACCGAGGGTGTCTATACAGGCGGGTCTTCCTCCTACTACACCCTGAAGGTTGAGAACACAACAACACCAAATGGCACCCCGTACACTGCTGAGTGTAATGACATCATCGAGGCGCTCGGTATGAACTTTGCAGAAGGCAATGCGTTTAAAGCCCTGTGGCGACGTGCTGCTCAACGAACCCTCGGTCTCCGTAAGGCTGGTGCTAAGGATGATGGGCTGTATGATGCTGAGAAGGTAGAGTTCTTTGGTGCCCGTCTGGTTGCTCAAAGTAAGGCGTTGAAGAATGACTCCGAGTGACTGGTGCGCGAAGATGTTCAGTGAGACGGGTAACACCGATTATCTCGAAATGTACAACCTTTGGAAAGGAAGAGGACTATGACCACAGACAATCAGAAGTACATTGTGGAACTAGAGGGTCGCGTACAGTCCTTCGAGGTTCCTGTCTACGCTAAGTCTCTGGACGAAGCAACCCTTAAGTCCCAGGAGTATGAGGACGCTGGCTTTGTGGTCGGGCGTATTTATCCTGAGCGTAAGGAAGGTACACTATAGGACTAACATCTAGTCCAACAACCTAATCACTAATTTCAAAGGAGATTTATCCAATGGCTAAGACTTTCACTAAACCTAAAGTTTTCACCACTCCAGTTGTCGGTACGCTTGAGCCATATGCTTGGCTGAACAAGGCAGACACTAAGTATAACGAACGTGGTGTTCACTCCTGTAAGCTGACATTCGACCTGTCAGAACCTCGTGTCCAGAAGATGCTAGACGTATTGCAGAAGATTCATGATGATGCATACGCAGAAGCTTTAGCGGAACACGAAGCTAACCCACCTAAAGTCCAGCGCGGTAAGAAACCTATCGAGCCACGCGAAGGTGATATGCCTTGGGTTGAGAATGGTGATGGCACTGTAACGATGACCTTTAAGTCTTTCGCCTCCTTTATCAAAGATGGTGAAGTCCAAGACATCGTGCTGCGCTTCTATGACACTGACGCCAAGCTGATTAAGAACGTCCCGAACATTGGGTCTGGCTCTGGTCTGAAGGTTAAGTTCAAAGTCCTGCCGTTCAAATGGAACGCCGCTACAGGTGCAAGCGTTAAGTTACAGCTTGAGTCTGTCCTGCTTGTTGACCTAGTTGAGTTCGGCGCTGGTGGTGACTCTGGCGCTGGCGGCTGGGGTGATGACGAAGACATCGGGTCTGGATTCAAGGCTAAGAACGATGGCAACTTTGATGGCGATGGTGGCTTCGACGGTGATGATGAGACCGAAGAGTCCTCTGCCGATGAAGACAATTACGATTTTTGAGTCATGGCTAAATGGACACCAAAACGGGGGCACTCAGTGGGTGCCTACCGCTCAGGACTTGAAGCCAAGAACCAAGAGTGGCTCGAAAAGAATGGCATCAAGGCCGAGTATGAGATGTACTACCTGAACTACACTGTTCCAGAATCTAACCATAAATATACATGTGACTTTATCTTGCCAAATGGCATCATGGTGGAGACCAAAGGTCTGTTTGATGCTGATGACCGTAAGAAGCACATGTTAATACATGAGCAGCACCCTGAGTTAGACATCCGTTTTGTCTTCTCAAGTTCTCGCTCTAAGCTGTACAAAGGGTCGCCAACAACTTACGCTGCATGGTGTGAGAAGAATGGCTTCCAGTACGCTGACAAGTTTATCCCCGTGGAGTGGCTGAAAGAGAAGACCGTGAGTCTGCCTTCAGGCATCCTAATCCCAAAGAAAGGAGTTAAGAAATGACAAATGAGAAAGTATACCGTGTGCTGGACACCGAAGACAACCGGGGTGCGGGCGGTGTGATTTATCGCACATGTGGTGCTGGAATTGGGGAGACCTTTACAGGGACTCCGAGCGAGCCAGACTGTGATGGTGATGTGTTCGTGAATGGTATGCTCCTTAGCCGTTTTGAAGAAGTCAAGCCTGAAGTCCAATCTGTGACTGCTGTGCCTGAAGTCTCCATCACCCGTAAGCGCCTGACCATTGATAAGATTGGCGTAGGCCAGACCTTTATCATCCGCGGTCAACCTGAAACGGTGTACGTGAAGATTAGTAACTCACACGTCTTCAACCATAAGCGCCTCCAGATGCACACAACTGTGGCTGAACGCTTCATGCAACACCTGAATCTGGTCGCTGTAGAACTGGCCGTGTACAATGGGGAGTAAAGTCATGTTTAAACCGCGCACCTCGACCGAGGCTATCTTCGTACACTGCTCCGCCACAAAGCCAAGTATGGACGTTGGTCGCCGTGAGATAGAGATGTGGCATAAGCAGCAAGGGTGGTTGGCGGTAGGGTATCATTTCATCATCAAACGTGATGGGACTGTAGAAGAAGGACGACCAGTTGACGTTGTAGGTTCACACGTTAAAGACTGGAACCATAAGTCCGTAGGTGTCTGTCTCGTAGGTGGGATTGACGACAAGGCTAAGTTTGCTGCCAATTTTACTCCCGCACAGATGCAGTCACTCAAAGTCAAACTGGATGAGCTTAAGGCTCTGTACCCACAGGCTGTGATTAAGGCGCATCATGATGTTGCCCCGAAGGCTTGCCCCTCATTCGACTTAGGCCACTGGTTGAAGACTGGAGAACTCGTAACTTCTGATAGAGGATAATAACTATGTTTAAATTAATCACTGCCCTGGGTCGTCTGGTAGTTCGCATGTATGTTCGTGAGTCTGACCGTCTGGAACGTAAAGCAGAAAGTCAAAGCGCCAAGGCTGACTCTATGGTCGCTGAAGCTGAAAGTCTGGTAACTCAGGCCAAAGCTGCTAATCGCGCCTCTCAGGAGACTATGCGTCTGAGCATCGAGATTGAGAAGAAAGCAGATAAGCTGAAAGCTATCCTGTAAGGAAGGTACACTATAGGATTAGACTCAAGGGAATAGGCTTAACGGCTTGTTCCCTTTTAAAGCTTCAACTGATTAAGGAGTGACCAATGTCATACGAAGACGAAGAAGAGAGTGTATTCTTGGCACATGTAGAATGCCCTGACTGTGGGTCTTCAGATGCCAATGGTATTTATTCTGACGGACATTCATTTTGTTTTGCGTGTCCACCTGATGTGGCGTGGAAGAAAGGGACAATGGAAGACGCTGAGAAATATATTGGAAGCAGGCCGCAGCAAGCTTCGGGTCTCCTGACTTGGAGCGAGAACTCTGGACGGACTGTGGGTCTGACTGCTCGTGGCATCTATGCGGAGACCTGTAAGAAGTACAGCTATTGGGTGGGGCAAATGGGCGGTAAGCCCGTGCAGATTGCCGACTACTACGATAAATCTGGCGTTAAGGTTGCACAGAAGACCCGAGATGCCGACAAGGACTTCAAGGCTATAGGTAAGCTGAAGGCTGACTTATTGTTTGGCTCGCAGCTATGGTCGGGTGGTCGTAAGATTGTCATCACTGAGGGCGAGATAGACGCTCTGTCTGTAGCACAGATTGACGAGTGTAAGTATCCTGTAGTCTCCCTACCGATGGGCGCTAAGTCTGCCAAGAAGTCTATGGCCGCAAACGTAGAGTACCTCAGTCAGTTTGATGAGATTATCCTGATGTTTGACATGGATGAGGCTGGACGCGAGGCTATCGAGGCTTCTGCTCCTGTGCTTCCCGCTGGTAAGGTTAAGATTGCCTTCCTGAACGGGTACAAGGATGCCAACGAGGCATTGATGGCTAAAGACATTAAGGCTATCAAGGATGCTATCTGGAACGCTACACCCTATGTCCCCGATGGAGTGGTCTCAGCGAAGTCTATGAAGGCTCGTGTCAACCAGTTCCGTAAGACTGCTGTAGCTATGGGTATCACCTTTGCAGCTACAAGTCTTCTCAACCAGATGACTATGGGTGCTCGTATGGGCGAAGTCCTCATGGTGACTTCAGGTTCAGGCATGGGCAAGTCTACCTTCGTCCGACAACAGATTCTGGACTGGGCAACTGCTCAGGGTCAACGCTGTGGTATCGCCATGCTGGAGGAAGCTGTAGAGGAAACTCTGCAAGACCTCGTAGGGCTGTCCATCAAGAAGCGTATACGACAAGTCCCAGACTGTGTAACAGACGAAGAGTTCGATGAGGCTTATGACGCTCTGTTCGAGGACGATAAGTTCCACCTCTACGACTCCTTTGCGGAGTCTGAGGAAGACCGACTGTTCGCCAAGCTGGGCTACATGGTTGATGGTCTGGACTGTAGTGTTATTCTGTTAGACCACATCTCAATCGTTGTGTCCGGTATGGAGGACAATAGCGATGAGCGTAAAACTATTGACCGACTGATGACCAAGCTGAAAGCCTTTGCGAAGACTAAAGGTGTTCTCGTGGTCGTTATCTGTCACCTCAAGAATCCCGAGAAGGGGAAAGCACATGAGGAAGGACGTCCTGTTTCTATCACTGACCTACGCGGTTCTGGTGCTCTTCGTCAACTATCTGATACTATCATTGCACTGGAGCGTGACCAGCAGGGTGATAATCCTAACCTTGTGCGACTTCGTGTTCTTAAGTGTCGTTTCACAGGGGAGACTGGCATTGCTGGGTTCCTTGAGTATGATAAAGAAACTGGCTGGCTACTTGCCTCCGAGTCGGGAGGTGTCTCTGGAGAAGACCCTGAAGAGGAGGGCGACTTCAGCAAACAAGACTTCTAAGGAGAAGCATGATGATTAACCTGATTAACAATAAGACCCTGTACGCGCTTCAGCGGGAGCTTGGACCACGGGATGGACTCGCTGTGTTTGAGACTCGCTGTGTTGGTAATACAACTGGTGCAGCCTTGGAGATTATCGGTCAACTCATGAAGTCAAAGCAGGAGGTCGTTGACCTGAAGTTCGCTGACCCTATGGTCAAGCAATACATCATCCAGCGGCTAGACCAAATGGGTCTGGTGGGGTTCATATGGGATGGGGACAACCTGTCCTACTACCCGTTTAAGGAGCATGAGAATGTTAAAGAAACTGTACGCGAAGTTAAAATCCAAGTATCACCTTTCGATGGCGAAGCGGTGGCACCGCGAAGCTACCGTGTTAAGCAATATCCTACAGGAGCAGAAGCACTCCAGTATAGCGTGGAACAAGGCAACAAATCTCTGCGTGAAGCACTTGATGAAAGTTAACTAAAGGTGCAAACTCAAGGTCATCACTTCTGGTGGCCTTCATGATTGTTCTTTAACTTAAGGAGAAAGCAATATGTTTAACCTAGAGTCATTCTGGGGTTCGGACATCGAGACAGATGGTCTCCTTGATACTGTCTCTCAGTTCCATTGCGGTGTCATGATTAATGCTGGCACTCGTGAGACCCTGAAGTATGGCGTTATCCCGATGACTGGTATCGTCGGCGGCTTTAAGGAATACGTTGAGAAGCTTGAAGCTATCTCTGCGAGTCCAGACGGGATGGTTGTATATCACAATGGTCTCAACTATGACATCCCAGCTATCAAAATCCTGAAGAAGAAATACTTTGGGTCTAATCTGAATGTTAATAAAGACAAGATTATTGATACCCTCGTACTGTCCCGCCTGATGTTTGCCAACCTAAAGGACAAAGACCTTGGGTTAATCCGTAGTGGTAAACTTGCGGGTAAGTTCTGGGGTCGCCACTCATTGGAAGCTTGGGGCTACCGCCTCGGTGAGATGAAAGGTGAGTACAAAGATGACTTCAAGGCCATGTGCAAAGAGAAGGGCATCGAGTACAAAGCTGGTGACGAATGGCTGACTCCATCACAGGAGATGCTGGACTATAACGTTCAAGACGTTGTGGTAACACTGAAGCTGTTCGAGCGGTTCCTGACCGATAAGCATTACTTCCCTGAAGGTGAGACCAACTGGGAGGCCCTAGAGTCCATCAAGCTGGAGCATGAAGCCCAATGGGTCTGCTCTAAGATGGAACGTAACGGTTTCCCGACTGACGTTGAGGCATTAGAGAAGATGTATCACGACTTGCAGATTGAGCGAGCCGAGATGCTGATGACTCTACGTGACACTTTCTCCTCATGGTATAAACCTCATGGTGGCAAGGAGTCGTTCAAGCACCCCCGCACTGGTCAACCTCTGGGTAAATATCCGAGAGTCATTGTACCTAAAGTCGGTGGCATGTGGCTGGCTCCACGCAACAAAGCTGAACGAGAAGACCAGACTAAATGTCGTCGAGACACTCGCGATACTTGGGCTGGCTGTCCATACACGCCTGTGCAGTTCGTAGAGTTCAACCCTAACAGTAATGACCACTTGATTAAGGTCTTGACTGACAGGGGCTGGGAGCCTACCGAGTTCACCGATAAGGGCAACCCTAAGTGTGATGACGAAACGTTGGAGTACGTCAAGCTTAAAGACCCTGCGGCCCAACACTGTCTGGAACTGGTGCGTAAGTATCTGGTAATCCAGAAGTTGATTGCTCAGGCCGCTGAAGGTAAGCAAGCATGGCTTAAGAACGTTAAGTCGGACGGACGTGTCCACGGGTCTATCAACCCTTGTGGTGCTGTAACTGGTCGTGCGACTCATAGTAGTCCTAACATGGCTCAGGTTCCAGCTAACGGTAAACTTCATGGCGAGACTTGCCGTGGTGCTTTCGGTGCCCATCACAACAAGAAAGACGGTAAGCCAGACCCCTGGATTCAAGTGGGTGTGGATGCTTCGGGTCTTGAGCTTCGTTGTCTGGGACACTTTGCTGCACCTTATGATGGTGGTGAGTATGCCGAGAACGTGTTGAACGGTGACATCCACTGGACTAACGCAGTCAACGCAGGGCTGGCACCTAATGTCCCACGCGATAAGGAAGACCACTACCACGATGCTTGCCGTAACAATGCCAAGACGTTTATCTATGCATTCCTGTATGGTGCTGGAGCCGCTAAGATTGGTTCCATCGTGGGTGGTCACGCTAAAGAAGGTAAGGAACTGACCAAGAAGTTTATGGAGGGTACACCAGCCATTAAGTCTTTACGTGAAGGTATCGCCGCAGCACTGGTATCCAGCGAGAAGTGGGTAGACGGTGAGATGCAGGTCAAGTGGAAACGCCGCTGGCTCAAGGGTCTGGATGGACGTAAAGTCCACGTAAGGTCTCCACACTCAGCATTGAACACGTTGCTCCAGTCTGCTGGTGCTCTGATTTGTAAGAAGTGGGTTGTCGGAGTTGAGAAAGCAATGGTCGCCGCTGGCTATAAGCATGGCTGGGATGGGGACTTTGCGTACATGGCATGGGTGCATGACGAATTACAGATTGCTTGTCGTACTCAGGAAATTGCAGAACACTGTGTCCAGATTGCTCAAGACGTTATGCGGGCAGTGGGTGAACACTTTAAGTTCCGCTGTCAGTTAGACACCGAAGGTAAAATCGGTAAGTCTTGGAAGGAGTGCCACTAATGACTTGGAAATACAGAATACGTGAAGTTAGTCTGACAACTGGAGAGACTCGATACTTCCCACAGTATTGTCACAAGGGGTCCCCGTTTTGGTGCCACTTTCGAGATTATCCAAGTGGGAACAAAGTTTCATTCAGTTACTATGATGGGGCTATTGCCTTTGTGAATGGGTCAAAGGCTAATGACGAACCTGAAGTTAAGCGGGTTGTCCACAATCACTATCTTTAATAGGAGAAATACTAATGGCTATTACTAAGCGTTTGAAAGTAACCTTCGATGCAACCTGTGTTGTAGACTCTGATATGCTGGGGCAGATTGACAAACTTATTGTCGAGACTGCACGTAAACTCAAAGCTGGTGAGAAGGTTAATCCTGTACACAAGGAGATGGTGCGGCGCGCTCTGACTGAAGGTCAAGAAGCCGCTGCTACCTTTGTACTGGCCGATGGTATCCGCGAGTTTATCCGTAGCTCGTACAATGAGTTGCGCGGCTCTGAGAAGGATGTGGTGAAATTCTCTCCTGCAACTATCCGAGTGGTGAAGTAATGGGGGACTACCTGCGTGTACTGGCGGCTATCAAAAGCTGCCCTAAGACCTTCCAGTCCAACTATGTGCGGAACAATGCGCCACTGGTTGCTGAGGCTGCAAGCCGTGGTCATCTCTCGTGTCTGTCTATGGACGGACGTAATGCTGGTGCGTGGGAAGTAACCGCTGCTGGTATCAAATTTCTGAATGCTAATGGAGGCTGTCTGTAATGTCTGACAAGAAGATTGCATTGGTACTGGATGGCGACTATCTGGTCTTCTCTTCTATGGCTGCTGCTGAAGAAGAAACAGACTGGGGAGACTCAATCTGGACGTTAATTTGTGACCACGCTAAGGCTCGCCAGATTCTGGATAATACCATCCGTGACATCATCAAGAAGCGTAAAGCTTGGGCTGACGCTAAGATTATCATGTGCTTCACAGACGATGTGAACTGGCGCAAGTCTATCTTCCCAGCGTACAAGGCCAACCGCAAGGGGTCTCGCAAGCCTGTAGGTTACAAGAAGTTTGTAGCTGAAGTAATGGCAGACCCTAAGTACAACAGCTTCCTGAAGCCTACACTTGAGGGTGATGACTGTATGGGTATCATTGGTACTCGTCCTTCTATCGTTGGATGTGACCACGCTGTGTTGGTCTCCTGTGATAAGGACTTTAAGACCATCCCGAACTGTGAGTTCTACTGGCTGACGACCCACGAGATTCTGGCGCACACCAAGGAAGAGGCCGAATACTGGCACATGGAACAAACCATCAAAGGAGATATGACCGATGGCTATGGCGGGATTGCTGGCTATGGTGAAGACTCTACTCGTGACTTCCTTGACAACCCGTACTACTTTGTGCAGGAGACTCGCGAACTGAAGTCCGGTAAGAACAAAGGCCAGTTGAAGACTGAATGGAAGAAGTATCCGAAGGAACCTGAGATGACTCTCTGGGACTGTATGGTCACTCTGGCTGCTAAGGCTGGGATGACTGAGGAAGAACTTCTGGTCCAAGCACAGGTGGCTCGCATCTGCTGGTCTACGGATTACAACCCTAAGACTGGTGAGGTCATCTTGTGGACACCTTCCAAATGATTTACATAGGGGCACTAGCTGTGCTCCTTTTAGTCTCGACTACATGGCCTACGCCTAAGATTTGAAGCTAACCGATAGTCCTATGCCTACGAGTTTAAGGAAGGTACACTATAGGGGTACATACCCCAGACTCTAAGTATAGGACTATAAGATGACTTTAAGTCCAACACTTTAAGGAGAGAACCAAATGTTAAAACCTATTGAGCAACACATTAAGCAACTTATGGAAGAAGAAGGACTTGATGTCCCCAACCTGTCCCAAGGTGCTGTTCAATTTCTACATGTACTGTTCAACTACTCTACAGCTTCCAGACTGAATATCTTCTTAGAGATGAAGTCTCAGGGTTATAGTGATGCACACATTGCTGGCTTTGCGGCTGGTATGCAGTATTGCTCTGACACCTTAGACTCAGCTCTTGAACAGAAGGCTCATGCTGGTCGCCAAGAGATTCAGTTTGACTAAGGAGGTGCGTATCTGCTTTTCACCTAAAGTCCAGACTCCTAAGCCATCAACGGCTGTACCTGAACCTGCACCACTGGCTGAAGAAGTCAAGGGTGTGGACGTAGGGTCTGAGGACTCTGTGACTACCAATGAGACTAAGGGTCGTAAAGACCTTACAGTCAAGAAAGAGAAAACAGCAGTCAGTAAGGCAATGCGCTCTACTGGCGTCAACATGGGGTAAGACTATATGTTTCACTACCAAAGCAGTTCACGGGGCCGAGACCTATGCTTGCAGACCTCATGGTATAAAGGGCATAACTCTGGGTTTGCTAACTATGAGCACTTCTGTATTCAGGCTAACCGTGTGGTCGAAGAGGCAGGATGTGAAGAGATTACCGTGTACAACGAGTCTCTGGAGCCTGTGGCCTACTTAGCGTTACAGCTTTGTGCTTCATTCCACAGACCCTACTATGGTCTCAGCGTCTATGTGTCTGCTGTACGTTCAGACCTTGAGGGAGACCTAAAGCTGTCCAAGTACATACTTCAGGTCATCCGCGAGATTGCCATTAAGGAAGACTGTAAGTGGTATGAGCGTAGTAAGCATGTTAGCCAGACCATAATCCAAACTATTATCAAGGAGATTTAAGCTATGGGTAAGTCCATTAGTAAAGCCTTTAAGAAAATCACTAAGATTGCCACAGACCCACTGAAGGTTCTTGGTGCTGATAGCGCCCCCACACCCGCTGCTGAAGTGGCACCTGCGCCTGAAGTCCAGATTGCACAGGACACCCCTGATGAGGACGTGACCAAGACCACAGAGGCAGACAAGAAGAAGACCAAGCGAGTCGGTAAGTCTCAGCTTAGTGTCTCTCGTAGCTCTGGCGGTGGCATCTCTATATGACAGAGTGCATACTGCATGAGGGCTGTACTAGCAATTCCGGTTATGGCCTTGAGTGGTATGACGGAAAACGTAACAAGACATGGGGGCATATCTAATGGCTACTACTAAACGTGAGGGATTTGCTTTAAACGGTGCCAAGGTGGTATACGAACAGCTTACGAACTCACGAGCACCTTATGAGACCCGTGCTGAGAACAATGCGTCTGTGACCATCCCGTCACTGTACCCTAAGTCCTCAGACAATGCGTCAACCAACTATGAGACTCCGTGGCAATCACACGGTGCTCGTTGCCTTAACAACCTTGCAGCGAAACTAATGCTGGCCTTGTTCCCTCAGTCGCCCTGGATGCGTCTGGCTATCGGGGAGTTTGAGGCCAAGCAATTGTCAACAGACGCTGAGGCTCTGGCTAAGGTAGACGAAGGTCTATCAATGGTCGAACGTATCCTGATGAACTACATTGAGGCTAACAGCTTCCGTGTGACCCTGTTTGAAGCCCTCAAGCAACTCGTAGTGTCTGGCAACTGCTTGCTGTACATCCCTGACCCCTCTGGCTCTGACTCGTCTTACAACCCTATGCGGATGTATCGCCTGTCCTCCTACGTGGTTCAACGAGACGCTTTTGGTAATATCCTACAGATGGTCGCTATGGATAAGGTAGCTTTCAGTGCTCTTCCAGAAGACGTTCAGTCAACATTGAGTGATGACCATGAGCCTGATGAGGAACTTGAAGTCTACACCCACATCTATCTTCAGGATGGTGAATACCTCCGCTACGAAGAGATTGACGGTGAAGAGATTCAGGGGACTGATGGCACGTATCCTATTGATGCCTGTCCGTACATCCCTGTGCGTATGATTAAGCTTGATGGTGAAGACTATGGGCGTTCATACGTTGAGGAATACTACGGAGACCTGAAGACCCTTGAGACAATTACCGAAGCTATCACCAAGATGGCTAAGATTAGTGCCAAGGTTCTGATGCTGGTAAACCCGAACGGTATCACTCAGGCTCGTCGAATCAACAAGGCCAAGACTGGTGAGGCTGTAGCTGGTCGAGTGGAGGACGTAAACTTCCTTCAGTTGAACAAGCAGTCTGACTTCTCGATTGCCAAGGCTGTAGCTGACGAAGTGTCTACCCGCTTAGGGTATGCCTTCCTGCTGAACTCCGCTGTTCAACGCAATGCTGAACGCGTGACCGCTGAAGAGATTCGATATGTTGCCTCTGAACTTGAGTCTACACTGGGCGGTGTTTACTCTGTGCTGTCTCAGGAACTCCAGCTACCGATTGTCCGTGTCTTGTTGAACGTACTTCAAGCTGCGCAGAAAGTCCCAGACTTACCGAAGGAAGCTGTGGAGCCGACTGTTAGTACAGGACTTGAGGCTTTAGGTCGCGGTCAAGACTTAGAGAAACTCATGCAGGCTGTTCGCGTATTGGCGGACTTACAGCAGCTATCTCAAGACCCTGACATTGATATGGCTACCTTGAAGCTCCGACTGTTCAACGGTATTGGTATCGATAGTGCTGGCTTGATGCTGAGTCAAGAACAGAAGCAACAACGTATGGCTGAACAAGCCGCTCAAGCTGCAACGACCCAAGGTGCTGCCTCTATGGGTGGTGCTGCTGGTGAAGCTATGGCTGCCGCTGGTGCCGCTGATGTAGCTCAAGGGTAAGGAAGGTACACTATAGGGAGAGACTGTATGTGCTCCCTTCTTAACAACTTTTAAGGAGACACAATGTCCGATATTTATGCCGAGTTTGGTGTCAAAAATGCTGTGTTTGGTGGTGTTGAAGACCTAGAAGCACACCGTCAGTCTATGCTTGCTGTAGACGTTGATGTCCGTGATGGCGATGATGCCATTCGTCTCGAAGCTAACGATGCTGAGACCGTGGAAGAAGAAGAAGTTGAAGTAGAAACCACCGAAGAAGACAGTGAGTCTGAGACCGACAATGAAGAGTCTGAGCAGTCTGAAGGTGACGAAGAGTTTGAAGCTATCGGTGATACTCCTGCTGAGTTGACCGAAAGTGTTTCTGCTCTGAGTGAGAACGAAGCGGCCTTTGACGATATGGTCTCTGGCGCAGTTGAAGCGGGTAAGGTCTCTGCTGAAGACATTGACGCCATCAAAGCTGAATATGAAGCTGGTGGTAAACTGTCCGAGGCATCCTACGCTAAACTGAAAGAAGCGGGATACACTCAACGTTTCGTAGACTCTTTCATCCGTGGTCAAGAAGCTTTAGCTGAACAGTACGCTAACCAGATTGTCCGTATGGCTGGTGGCGCTGATAAGTTCAACGCTATCCTGAGCCATCTGGAAGCTAACGACAAGTCTACCCGCGAAGCTATTGAGTCCGCTATTATGCGTAAGGACGTAGCCACAGCTAAAGCCCTGCTGAACCTTTCCGGTAAAGCTATGGGTAAAGCTAAAGGTGTTGCTCCAACTCGCACAGTAACGACTCAGGGTAAACCTGTGGTCTCCAAACCTGCTGCACCTGCGGCTGAAGGCTTTAAGTCTTCCAGCGAGATGGTTAAAGCTATGCGTGACCCGCGCTACCTGAAGGACTCTGCGTATACTGAAAGCGTTCGCGCCAAGGTGGGAGCCTCTAAGTTTTAAGGAAGGTACACTATAGGGAGAGACACTAAGTTTCTCCTACTTCATCTTTTAATTTGCATAAGGAGTTTTACAACATGGCTAAAGTAATTGGACAACAGTTAGGTAAAGACCAAGGTAAATCCGTTTCTAACCCTGACGACCTGGCGCTGTTCCTGAAAGTTTTCGGTGGTGAAGTTCTGACTGCTTTCTCTCGTCGCGCTGTGACTATGGATAAGCATATGGTTCGTACCATTCAGAACGGTAAGTCCGCTCAGTTCCCTGTGATGGGTCGGACCAAAGGTGCATACCTGAAGGCTGGCGAACTGCTGTCTGAAAAGCGTAAAGACATTAAGCACACCGAGAAGGTCATCACCATTGACGGCCTGCTGACTGCTGACGTTCTGATTTTCGACATCGAGGACGCAATGAACCACTATGATGTTTCTGCGGAATACTCCAACCAGTTAGGTGAAGCTCTGGCTATCGCTGCTGATGGTGCTGTTCTGGCTGAGATGGCTGGTCTGTGTAACTTACCTGCTGCTTCTAACGAGAACATTGCTGGTCTGGGTTCTGCTTCTGTACTGGAAGTTGGTGCTGCTGCCGAGCTGAACACTCCTGCTAAACTGGGTGAAGCAATCATCGGTCAGTTGACTATTGCTCGTGCGCGTCTGACCAAGAACTATGTTCCTGCTGCTGACCGTAAGTTCTACACCTCTCCAGACAACTACTCTGCGATTCTGGCTGCAATGATGCCCCACGCTGCTAACTACTCTGCGCTGATTGACCCTGAGACTGGTAACATCCGCAACGTAATGGGCTTTGAAGTTATCGAAGTTCCACACCTGACCGTTGGTGGTGCTGGCGATGACCGTGAAGATGCTCCGGCTAACCAGAAGCACGGCTTCCCAGCTACTGCGTCTGGTGACGTTAAAGTTGCTCAGGATAACGTTGTAGGTCTGTTCAACCACCGCTCTGCCGTAGGTACTGTCAAACTGCGTGACTTGGCGCTGGAACGTGACCGTAACGTCGATGCTCAGGCTGACCAGATTGTTGGTAAGTACGCAATGGGTCACGGCGGTCTGCGTCCAGAAGCTGCTGGTGCTCTGGTTTTCAGCCAGCCGCAACAACCCTGAAGATGACTGGAGCTTCGGCCCCGGTTGTCCAGACTGTTAGCGGCAACGCTGGAGACAGCATAAAGGTTGAACTCACCGAACTGGCGTCAGTGACCGATTGGTCCAAGCTGGATGTAAGTGTGTCAGACCCTAGCGTCACCTTCACTCGCCGGACTAACAGCCTGTACTTTAAGGGTTCCGTTGCGGGGGACTACCAGATTATCGTCGGTTACGATGGTTCGCCTGTTCGTTCCTTCGTGCTGACAATCAACTAATTGAAACCCCTTGGGTGTCCTTCGGGATGCTTGAGGGGTTTTTTTTCTCGCTATAGGAGACAACCTTATGTCAATCTATCTGTCTTCCAACCAGAACGAAGACCTTAACGCAGTGAACGATATGTTGGGAGCTATAGGTGAACCAGCAATCCACCAGCTTGATGAGACCAATGCTGACGTACAGAACGCTATGCGCATCCTGACCAGAGTCAACCGAATGGTGCAAGCCAAGGGTTGGAACTTTAACATCAACGAGGCAAAGGTCTTATCACCTAACCTCAAGGAGGGGAAGATTCCCTATCTCCCTACATACCTCAAAGTCATGACCACAGGTTCGGCCTCAACGTATACAAACATGGGCGGCTTCCTGTATAGCCTTGAGTCTCAGACCACAAGATTTGATGGTCCAATAACCGTTGAGATTGTTGAGCTTAAGTCGTTCTCTGAGATGCCAGCCGTGTTCCGCGACTATATCGTCGCCAAGGCCAGCCGAGAGTTTAACGCCAAGTTCTTCGGTAGCCCTGAGTCTGAGCAGTTCCTCCGCGAACAGGAACAAGAACTATACATGATGATTAACGAGTATGAGCTGGACACGGGTCGCTACAACCTGATGGACGGAATCAGCCGAGAGTAATAGGAGACGCTATGGCACTTTACACACAAAGTATCAAGAACCTTAAGGGCGGTATCAGCCAACAGCCTGACATCCTGCGGTTCCAAGACCAAGGGTCCAAACAAGTTAACTGCTGGTCATCCGAGAGTGAGGGCCTTCAGAAGCGACCACCCTCAGTCTTCCGCAAGAGGCTGACTGCCAGCACAACCTACCTAGGGTCTGACCCCAAGTTCCACCTGATTAACCGTGATGAGCAGGAGCAGTATTACATCGTGTTCACCGGGGAAGGCATCAAGGTGTTTGACCTTAGCGGCAAAGAGTACACCGTGAGCGGAGACCAGACGTACACCAAGACCCCGACCCCTAGAGATGACATCAGGGTAATTACCGTAGCGGACTACACGTTCATTGTGAACCGGAAGTCCGTCATCAAGGAGGGGACCAAACGTGGACACGAGGGATATGATACCGCGAAGCGTGGTCTGATTAACCTACGTGGTGGTCAGTACGGTCGAACCCTCAAGGTGGGTATCAATGGCGGTAAGATGGTTGAGCACAAGTTGCCTGCTGGCGATAACGCCACGGAGGACCCACCAAAGGTCGATGCACAGTACATCGGTGCAGAACTCATCAAGCTGCTGACCCCCGCATACCCAAACTTCGACTTCAAGCTGGGGTCTGGGTACATCGTGATTGAAGCCAAAGGCTCTGAGACTGTTCGAACCATTGAAACCGAAGATGGCTACGCCAACCAGCTAATCTCTGGAATCATCTCCACGGTTCAGGTTGTCAGTAAGCTTCCACTCGCAGCGCCCAGTGGGTACATCATAAAGATTCAAGGTGAGGCCAACAGTTCCGCTGATGAATACTTTGTGCGGTATGACCACTCAACCAAGACGTGGAAGGAGACCATCGAGCCTAACACCATCCTAGGGCTAAACGAGGCCACCATGCCACACGCGCTGGTCAGGCAGGCAGATGGGAGCTTTAAGTTCCAGACCCTAAGCTGGGGTGAGCGAGGTGCTGGTAACGATGACACCAACCCAATGCCTTCCTTTGTGGACTCTACGCTGAACGATGTGTTCTTCTACCGCAACCGTCTGGGCTTCCTGTCTGGTGAGAACGTCATCATGTCCCGCTCTGCGAGCTACTTTGCGTTCTTCCCTAAGTCAGTGGCAACCACCAGCGACGATGACCCCATTGACGTAGCCGTGAGTCACCCGAGAATCTCCATCCTGAAGTATGCCGTACCGTTCAGCGAGCAGCTACTGCTGTGGTCTGATGAGGTTCAGTTCGTTATGTCCAGTGCTGGTGTCCTTACGGCTAAGACTATCGAGCTTGATGTCGGCTCTGAGTTCGCTCTGGGTGATAACGCCCGTCCGTTCGCTGTGGGCCGCTCTGTGTACTTCTCTGCTCCTCGTGGTAGCTTCACGAGCATTAAGCGGTACTTCGCGGTACAGGAGGTCTCAGACGTTAAGGATGCTGATGACACCACAGGTCACGTGCTATCTTACATCCCTAACGGTGTGTTTGATATCCAAGGCTCCAGTACAGAGAACTACATCACGGTGAATACTGCGGGTTCCTACAATAAGCTGTTCGTCTACAAGTTCCTCTTCAAGGATGGACAACAGTTGCAGGCATCGTGGTCTCACTGGGAGTTTGATGCTGGCGAGGAGATTCTGGCTAGTGCATCTATTGGCTCCACGATGTACCTAGTGCGCCGACATGGGGGTGGGGTGGACTTAGAGGTGGTTGACTTCATCAAGGAGTCTACAGACCTCAAGGGTGAACCTTACCGAATCCACGTGGACTCAAAGGTCTCTATGACAATCCCATCTGATAGCTTCGACCCCGACACGAACACCACTAAGTTTGACATCAGGTCTGCTTGGGGCGGAATAAGTCCGGCGAAAGGCACCTACTTGGTGGTTGGACATCTGGGCAACTTCGTGGTGCTTGGCAGTCTGGGAGTCAACACCTCTCAGGTGGAACTCAGAGGAGACTGGGCGGGAAACTTGGTGTTCATCGGGAAGTCATACAAGATGCTATATGAGTTCTCCCGCTTCCTGATTAAGCATGAAGACCAGAACGGGACAGTCACCGAGGACACTGGCAGGCTCCAGCTTCGCCGCGCATGGATTAACTACCAGAACACAGGTGCTCTCCAGATGAAGGTTGAGTCCACTCTCACGAGCTTCTCTAACACGCTTAATGGCTACACCGTTGGTGAGCAGTATATTGGGCAGACGAACATCGGTGACGGTCAGTTCAGGTTCCCTATGAATGGCGATGCCCGCAAGACTAAGCTTACCCTTGAGTCTGACTACCCTACTCCCGTGTCTATTGTTGGCTGTGGATGGGAAGCTTCATACGCTAAGAAAGCACGAAGTATTTAACCCAAAGTCCCCTATGGTTAAGGAAGGTACACTATAGGGGACATATACCCCCCAGACTCTAAGTATAGGAGACTTTATGTATATTCGTAAGGCTACAGAAGTAGACGTTTGGTACGTTGCTTCTCAGTTAACAGATGATGACTTGGGAGAATGTAAAGCCAACTACGGGACTACCGAAGGTCTGGCCCAAAGGCTGCAAGCACACCTAACGTCTACATCTGTGGTTTTAACTAATGCTGTAGGTGAGATTTATGCCTATGGTGGCAATCAAGGTGACAACGTGTGGTTTCTAACTACACGAATGACTGAACGTCTTTCACCTAAAGGTAAGCGTGAGTTTCGACAGCGTATCATGGAGTATAGGGACCAGATGTTGGTTGACCATCCTGTGCTGTGGAACTACGTGTGGGAGGGCAATAAGTCCCACATCCGGTTCCTCAAGTCTATCGGCGCTAAGTTCCATGACGATAAGTGGACTCGTAGTCCTGTGACTGGGGAAGTGTTTAATCTCTTCACTATCCAGAAGGAGGTTCCCCGTGTGTGAGCCTGTTAGTATCGGACTCGGTATCATGGCTGTGGCTGGAGCGACTATGGGAGCACACGATAAGGCTAAGGCCGAAGGTGCTGCTATGGACGCCCAGAACCGTCAGTCCATTGAACAACTAAAACAGATGAACTATGCAGATGCCAACATGAAGATGGAGCAACGAGAGACCGCAGAACAAGCTATGCAAGACTTAACGACCACCAACCTTAACGGTCTTCGTAACCAAGGTATGGTACGTGCTGCTGTAGCTGAGTCTGGGCTTGAGGGTCGCTCTATGGACGCTATTGAGCGTGAGGTAGCTGGTGACACTGTACGGGAACGTGCTGGCATCACTGAGAACTATCAACGCGACTATGCGGCTATCTTCGGCAACCGTATTGCCAACATCCAGAACACCAAGTCTGCCATTGATGGTAAAGGTGCTATCATCCCAACGTCACCTTTAAGTCATGCGCTTAATGTCGTGAATGCAGGGGCTGGTGCCTATGCCTCATCTGGCGGTGGGTTCGGACAAGGTGGTGGAACTAAACAGGCTGCCCCAATCAGTGCAGCTAAAGGTACACCAACAGGTCACAAATAAGGAGACAACATGGCTGGTAACATTGAGTCGGCATTAGGCCGAAGGACTCTAGGGGGCGTACAGCGCCTTCGTGGTGGTGCTCGTATTGACTACAAGGCCGCAAGTATCACCGCACCACAAGGTGAATCTGGTCTAGCTCGTGCTCTGTCCGACTTCGTGTCTACTGGCGCTGGAGTCTACAAAGCATTTGATGACCAACAGAAGTCACAAGCTGATGAGCGAAGCAACGAGATTATCCGTAAGCTGACACCTCAGCAAAGACGTGAGGCTATCCAGAACGGCACTCTGCTGTATCAGGATGACCCATACGCTATGGAAGCACTCAAAGTCAAGACTGGGCGTAATGCTGCCTATGCCGTAGACGATGAGATTACCCAGAAGATTCAGAACGGTGAGTTCCGTACTCGTGCTGAGATGGAGGAGTACCGCCATACACGACTTCAGGATGCCGCTCAGTCCTATGCTGATGAGTATGGCATTAACCCCGCTGATGAGTTTTATCAGAAAGGCTTCAACGCTGACATTACTGACCGAAATATTGCCATATACGGGATGCACAATAAGTTTATCAGCGGAGAGACCCAGAAGTCCTCTATGCTGAACACTCGTGTGGAGATTAATAGCTTCATGAACGATGGGGACTTAATGCGCTCACCCGAAGCTGGCAAGGCGTTCATGCAATATGTCCGTGACGGCCTGACCACAGCGTCTATCCCCTCAGACAACCAAGCCAAGGAAGTCATTAGTCAGACAGTACGTGACGCTATCCAGAAGTCCGGTGGCTCTAACTTCCTGTCCCAGATTAAAGACCAGCGTATTGTCCTCAACGGTGTGGATGCAACCGTAGAAGAGGTTATTGGTTCTGACGTATTCAATGCTGCTATGGTGGAAGCCCAAGGCACTGAGTACAAACTGGTAGCCAAGTACCAAGAAGACCTCTCGTTGGGCTTACAGTCTGCGATGCTTCAGGATGACCCTACCATCGGTCTGGCTAAGGTTCAGGAGCTTAAAGCCCAGAACAACCAGCTTCAGGTCGGTGAGGAGATGACTCCGCAGCGTCAACAGATTATCCAAGCTGAGATGTCCCTTCTGGAAGCTGTCAAGCGTAAGTCTGCCGAATCTGCCAAGGAGAACACTAAGTTAATCCAAGGTCAGAACAAACAGCTTTACATTGACGAGGTCTATCAGCGTAGACTTGCAGGTGAGAACGTATCGACTGACTACAATGACTTTGCTGTAAGTGAAGCCACGGGTGAGTACAAGCGGTCTGACATGAACAACTATGCTGAGGCCAAGCTTCGCCAGATTGACCAGCTGGATGTACCTGAAGCTGCTAAGGATGCTCAGAAGTTGGCTCTGCTCCGTGCAGATACCACAGATGGGGCTTTCCGTAATAGCTTTAAGACTCTGACCGATGATGCTTCGGCTGAATGGCAGGCGGCTGTAATCCGTGGCGAGTACGACTCCGATAAGATGGCCCGCTTTGAGTCCCTACGAAAAGTCTACACCCAAGACCCTTCAACCTTCGCGGCCCTATACCCCGAGCAGGCCCAACTGTTCACAACCTTTGAGCAGATGGACAAGATGGGTTTAGACCCGCAGTCTATCATTGAGGCGGACAAACAGGCGGCTAGTCAGTCCAAAGACCAGCGCATTGAGTCTGACCGAGCGTGGTCTGAGCTTCGCAATGACTCCAAGAACAAGGAGCTATCGCGTATGCCGCAGGTCATGAACGATGTGGCCCGTAAAGTCTGGGACTCATGGTATTACCGCACTGGTAACGCCGATGCTGCAACTCAGCAAACCCAGAAGTGGCTTAACGAAAACACCGTGACCTTTGAGTCAGATGGTGCAGACGGTAAGTCTATCGGGATGGTCTCTAAGCACCAGCTTATGGTAGGGGATAACCCTGAGTCTTGGCAGGTGGGTCGTGACATTATCGACACTGCTCGTCAACAGCTAGTTAAGACGTATCCTTGGGTAGCCAACTCGCAGCTTACAGTCACTGAGCAGAACGGTTCTGTGTATCTTCAAGATGCTACCGGACAGCTGCGCATCAAGTACGACAAAGAGATTGTGGGTAGACTCTATCGCGAGCAGCAGAAGAAAGCCGAAGATGCCGCCTACAAGAAGGCAGAACAAGAGGCTAACAAACGTGCTCGTGGTACACTCCTGAAAGCTGAAGGCGCTAAACGTAAGTCTGAGCGGGAAGAGAGCATTAAGAAGCGCGGTGGTATGTACTCCGATGTGAGTTTGGAGGGTATCGCTGATGTACTAATCAAAGGAGAATAACAATGGCAACTCGTGGTATCAGAAACAACAACGCAGGGAACATCCGTGTGTCTAAAGACCAGTGGCAGGGAGCTACTGGCAGTGACGGTGAGTTCGTGACCTTTGAGACTCCTGAGCATGGTATCAGGGCTTTAAGTAAGAACCTGCTGTCCTATCAGCGTCAAGGCTTTGACTCCGTAGGTAAGATTATCTCTCGCTGGGCACCGCCTAATGAGAATGATACTGAAGCCTATATCAATAACGTGGTCTCCGCCACAGGTCTTCAACGCGACCAAGCGTTAGATTTGAATGACCCTAGCACACTTGCAGCTTTGGCCCGTGCTATCATGGTTCAGGAGAATGGCGCGGCCAACATGCAGTACACGGATGACCAGATTCAAGCTGGTGTGGGTATGGCTCTAGGGAAAGAAGGCATCACCCCAAAGTCTAACCCTGTAAGTCCTGCTGACTGGAACTATCTGACCGAAGGCATTAAGGCTCAACCCAAGGTAAAACTTGGCGAGGGCTTACAGGGAACAGTGGGTCTCTCCGTTGAAGGGGAGGCTCCCGCTCCAGCCAATAAGTCCTTTGGCGAGATGTATTACAACCAGAAGGGTGAGACCTTAGACCAGACAGCCGACAAGTCTACCTTCTTTGGGTTTGGTGACGCTTCTGAAGCTGAACTGAAGAACTCGACTTTAGGTGTGGCTGTGCGTGCTGCGCAGTTTGAAGACTCGCTGGACGTTGTGTCTGATGTCTTCCAGCCTACCCGTTGGAACCCACACAGATGGTCTCGTGAAGAGTTGGACCAGATTCGTAATGCTGGTGTTCTCCCAGACTACTACGGTGTTATCACAGGCGGTTCACCCCAGAACCTTCAGTCCCTCATTGAGTTAGCTCTGGAGAACCAGAAGTACGACCAAGAGAAGATGAAGGCTGGGACTGGTGCTCAACTTGCTGCTGGTATCGTGGGTGCTGGTGTTGACCCTTTGACGTATGTGCCTATGGCTGGCTACGCTCGTGGTGGTAAGTTGGTGAACAAGATGTTTACTATCGGTGCTCAGTCCGCTGTCTACGCGGGTGCTGGTGAAGCTTTACGTTCCTCAGTAGCTGGTGGCCAAGACCATGTGTCCGAAGCAATGATTGGTGGTGCTCTGTTTGGGGGCGGTATGACCGCTATTGCTGACGGTCTGGGTAAGGCTTTCGGCTCCAAGGCTGTCAATGAGTTCCATGCTCCAAGTATCCGACTGGAAGCACGAGAGACTGCACGTAACACTGGAATCTCTGACCCCAGCCGTTTACCTTGGCAGGAGGGTGAAGAAATCTTTGAGCACAACGGCGTACGATACGCTGAAGTGCCTAACGAAGCTGGCTCTGTTCGACTTGATGATGGCTCAATCCTTATTGGCGAGAACCCGCTCAACCCTAAGTCCCAAGCTGAGATGGCTAAAGTAGAGCCTGAGAAGGCTGCTATGGGTCTTCAGATGGGCGGACTTACTGAGATTGGCCTGAAGCTTCTACGCTCAGATAACCCTGAGATTCGTGGAGTTGCTGCCGACTTGGTACGCTCACCTACAGGCATGGAGTCTGGAGCCACAGGTAAGATTGGCACGACTGCAAGTGATGTCTTTGAGCGGCTGAAGCATCAAGACCACAGGTTCATGAATGACCTCGACACTGCTGTCCGTGACGTGTTGAAAGACCCTGAGTTCCAGACCAACTTTGGTCGAGACAATAAGGCTTTCCGACAAGACGTCTACCAGCGTGTAGCTCTAGCTATTGAAGATGCCTCCGGTGATATTGCCAAAGGTCTGACTCAAGCAGAACGTAAAGTCTATGACCTGCTGCAAGACCATTTCACAGCTAAACGTGAGATGATGGAGAACCCGGCTATGTTTGGTAATGGTGAGGCCAAAGGTTTCTTCCCCGAGTCTCGACACAAGGGTACATATATCCCACACGTCTATGACTCTCAGGCCAAGCAGTTGTACTCCAAGATGCTGGGCGCTGAAGGACTCCAAGAGGCTATCGCTAAGTCTTGGCTAACGTCTTACCACAGCCGACCCGAAGTCAAGGCACGAGTGGATGAGATGATTCTTGAGGCCAACCCGAACATGAAGCCTGATGAACTCCAAGATGCTGTCCAGAAGTATGCTAATGATAAAGCCTACGGTATTTCACACACTGACCAGTTCGACCGTTCGTCTGTTATGGAAGAGAACATTGAGGGTCTGGTGGGTCTTGAGAACAACTCGTTCCTTGAGGCTCGTAACCTGTTTGATTCCGATATGTCTATCACCCTTCCTAATGGTGAGACCTTTGCTGTGAACAACCTGCGTCAGTTTGATATGGACAAGATTGTTCCTGCTTACAGTCGCCGTGTGAATGGTGACATCTCTATCATGGCTGGTACTGGTAAGTCTACCAAGGAGATGAAAGACCTTGTAGAGACCATGATGAACAAAGCTGGTGACGATGGCAAGGCTAAGGCTGAAGTTGCTGTTCTCCGTGATACCCTGAAGATTCTAACCGGACGCTCAAGACGTAATGCTGATGCTGCTGCATTCGATACGGTGATGCAATCCATGAATGACCTTAGCTTCTTTGCCAAGAACGCCTACATGGGTGTCCAGAACCTTACTGAAATTGGTGGTATGTTGGCTCGTGGTAATATCCGCGCTGCCCTGCACGGTATCCCTGTCTTCCGTGACATGGCTTTCCGCACCAAGAAGATGAAAGGGGCTGAGATTAAGGAGATGCACAATGTAATCTGGGGCAAGGAACTGGATGACTCTATACGTCCGTCCAAGCAGGATGTTGTTGACCGTCTGAAGAAGTACAGTGACCTGAGTGATACCTCTGCCAACGTAATTGGTGGTATGAAGTATTACACTGGTGAGCTTGCAGTCAGGTCGCCGTGGACTAAGGTTCTGAACTCTACGACCAACTACATTGCTGATACTGCTCGCCAAGGCGTACTGTCTGATGTGGTCGAACATGCCTTAACTGGAAGCCGTCGTAAGTTTGATGGCCGATGGCTGAAGTCTGCTGGTATCTCTAAGGAACAGTGGAATGGCATTAAGTCTCTCATCAAGGAGCAGACCTATCGTGATGCTGATGGCTCCATGAAGTTCAAGGACAAGAAAGCCTTTAGTCAAGACCCAAGGGCTATGGACTTATGGCGACTCGGGGATACCGTGGCTGACGAGACTATCTTGCGCCCACACAAACTGAGCAACCAAGACTCCAAAGCTTATGGCGCTCTTGCTAAGACAGCCCTACAGTTTAAGAACTTCGTCATCAAGTCTATCAATGGTCGTACTATGCGTAGCTTCTACAATGCGTCCAAGAACCACAGGGCTATTGACCAAGCGTTATCGGCCTCTATGTCTATGATGCTGGCTGGCTTCTACTATGTGGCTCAGGCTCATGTTAGAGCTTCTGCTATGCAGGATGGGGCAGACCGAGAGTACCTGAAGCGAGCATTAGACCCCACCATGATTGGCTATGCGGCCCTGTCCCGTAGTTCCCACTTGGGTGGCCCACTCGGTGTGGCTAACGTCCTTGGTGGTGTGGCTGGCTTTAAGGATACCCAGATGTTGCGCTCTACCATCCTGCCTAAGTCTGAAGCCGAGAAGCCTGGCCGTGCTGTGATGTTTGGTGCCGCTAAGTCTGACCCTGTGATGGGCTTCGTGGGTAACGTATTGGAGCAGATTCCAGCTTTCGGCTTTGCTGCTAACGTTGGTGCTGCTGTGTACAATACCAAAGGATACCTACAGGCCGACCGCCGAGTCGATGAGAGGGAGTATATGACTGGCATGTATAACACTTTCCGCGAGCTTGTGCCGAACGACCCAGTGACTCAGAGCCTAATGCTGGGTGTCTTTGAGGAGCAGGGTATTCACATCAAGCAGAAGTAAGGAAGGTACACTATAGGAAGGGGGACCCAAAGTCTCTCCACCTATTTTTCAACTATAAGGAGTCATTAATATGGCAGAAAGTACAATCATTCAGTACCCCGTTGGTTCCCAACAGTACGCCATTCCGTTTGACTATCTGGCCCGTAAGTTTGTTGTTGTTAGCTTTATCAATAGCAACAATCCGTCAGATAACATCGAGTTGCGCCAAGGTGTTGACTTTCAGTTCCTCGACCAGAGAAACATCGAGTTAACCATTGAAGCCACAACTCAGGACATCGTGCAGATTCGGCGCTTCACAGACGTTGAGCTTCTGGTTGACTTCCGTGATGGCTCGGTCCTAACCGCCAACGACCTCACCACATCCGAGCTTCAGGCTATCCACATCGCTGAGGAAGGACGAGACCAGACTTATGGTCTGGCCCAACAGTTTGCTGAGGAGGCGAAGAGTGCAGCAGAGGCTTCACAGGAGGCCCTTGACGAGGTTATGGCGCAGGCTAAGTGGGGATACACAGCAGTTGGTAGCTTTGAACTCGGTGTCCCGACTCCGGGTGTGACCCTGCGTAATCAGGCTGTATCTTGGGGACTGGGGGATGACACCGCGTATTACATCTGGGAAGGTGTGTTGCCCAAGGAAGTGCCAGAGGATTCAAGCCCGGAGCTTACTGGTGGCATTGCGCCCGGGGCGTGGCGCTACGTCGGCTATAACATCAACGTCATTAAGCAACAACTCGCTGGTGACATCCCGTTCAAGTATGAGTCCAGCCCACGAGCCAATCAGGGCCGAATCCTCAACCACAGTCCACAGACTATTCGAATTGCGACATGGAACGTGTGGGGGGGTGGGTCTGGGCACCTATATGGGAACCTCGGGTCCCCTGAGCGATACCGGGACCTACAGGAGCGAATCCTCCACCGCCAGCTCGACTTCTGTGGACTTCAGGAGTTCTACACGAACTACCGATACCCGGTGTCGATGCTTCAGATTTTCCCACTGAATACAGCTTTCCACGGTGTAGTGGAGCCATATAACCATGTGACTGGTGTTGTGGCCCGTAACTTCAACTATGGCAACGTTACCCTGTGCGTTGATAGTGTAATCTCCAACACCAACCACGTCTACGCCAACGCTGGGAACACCGACGATAAGGAGTCCCGTGGCTATGTTCGTACAGTCGCTAACATTCGCGGGACTCGCGTAGCCTTCTATGTTACACACATGAGCTATATGACAAATCGGTTGATCCCGATGTTCACTGAGCTGGTTAACGCCGTTAAGCTGGACCCTGAGACAAAAATCGTGGTGATGGGCGACTTCAACACTGACAGGGAGGACCTGTTTAAGCTGTTCACCGATGAGGGCTTCGTGTCTCATAACAACAAAGAGTTCAACACCAATAACACTGGCGGGACTTGGTATATCGACAATATCCTGACCAAGGGATTTGGCGCAGTGGTAGAGAAGGGGACTCAGGATAGCGCAGCTAAACTTGCAGACCACAAGATGTTCTTCGTAGAGATGGAGGTATAATGTCAGATACTATCGTAGGTGCAGATGTAAACGTATTAGATGGAGGCTCCCTGAGTCTTGAGCTTGTCCGTCTTCGAAATGAGGTGTCATGCCTTGAGCGTAACAACACACTTAACGTTCTAACGTCTCTAGACCAGTTAGGACTTCCTGTCACAGCATCAATGAAGGACATCGCGGAGAAACTGCCGCAGAACTCCATCCTCATGTTTGATGGTGTAGCTGGGACCCAAGGCTCTACGCTGCCGCTGCCATATTTTACGTGGCCCACCAAGAACTATATGTCTGGACATATTACAGCTTGGCGTGGTAATGACGTGATGAAGTGTTACTTCGAGTGGCGCAACGAGTCCCATGTGGCCCGCGCTGACTATAACCGTTACAACGTTCCTGCGACACTTCCGACTCAGTGGACATTCATGCGCGACTGTATGGTGAATAAGAATAATGCTGGTCCGGGTTCATGGGGAAACCTTCTGTCTAACATCTGGGTAGACGGTACATACTACTTCTCTGCTGCTCAAATGGCTGGCTTCACTGACCGTCCTACCAGTGCTGGTAGCTTCGTGAAGGTTACTAACACCTACAACCTTCCTACCTCGGACCGTATCTACACGGTAGTTGAGAACAACGGGTCTACCAGAACGTATACGAGGCAGAACGCAGGCGCATGGCGTAACGTGCCTGTAGTCTTCCCTCAGGGCGTGGCCGATAGTGAGCTGCGAGTAGGGGACATGAAGGTTGCATCCAATGGTCGTATTCATATGCGAGTCAGTGGTAGCATTGTGGGGCAGGTTGCCTATACAGGCGAGGCATAATAACTTTGGGTCAAGGACGACCTATTCTTTTAGGAGACTTTATGTTACAGATTGACTTTCAAAAGGAGGTAATCACAGCTACACCTATAGTCGGAACCGCAGCGGCTGACGCAGCCAGTCGGTACTTCTGGGGACTGTCACTTCATGAGTGGTTCTATGTTGCAGCTATAGGCTATACCGTAGTCCAGACTCTGGCGGTCGTGTACAAGACTTTACGTCACAATAAGGAGAAGACATGAGCTTTGAATTAGAGATGGAGCGTATGCTCCAAGCCTTAGCAACCCAAGAGGCAAAGTATCTTCTGGAGGACTTTAAGAATCCTGAGAAGCGTACACCTCAGCTATATGGTTCTGTGAACAAACTGCTAACCCGCTATGCTTTCCAGCTGTCCAAGATTGCAGTGGACGAGAAGGCGCTGGCAGACATGCAAGAACTGGAGAAGCTTTACGAAGCCAACCAGAAAGCGATGGATGACGATGATACCTATGGGTACACCGTTCAGTGATAGGCTCAAGGCCATTACTATATGTAGTGGTCTTTATGACTATCTCTAACTATTGGAGACGTCGCTACGCCAATTCTGTAGAACTAGGAGGGCAACTATGCTCAAGTTTTTAAATAGAGTCATCCCTTGGGCCATAGCTGGAGTCCTCTTCACAGGAGGATACCACCTAGGCTACGAGAAGGCCGACTCAAAGTGGAAGGAGGTGAACCATGTTGAATACGTCAAGAAGACTGAGGCACGAGCGGATAAACAAGCTGCTCTCAACAAAGCCTCACAAGACTACCAAGACAAGCTGGCTGAACTGGAGGGGAGCACTGACAGGATTATTACTGATTTGCGTAAGTCTAACAGCGGCCTGTACGTCAAACTCAAGAACACCAGCGGCCCCACAAGACCTGACGGTCGATGCGAGCTTAATGGTAAAGCCGAACTTGACGAATCAACTGCTGGAGACCTTATCCAAATAACCCAGAAGGGTGACGCTTGGATTGAGGCGCTACAGAAAACTATTCGTGAACTACAACAAAACAAGGAGAAATGATGCTCAGTGATTCGTATGTCTATGATGAGTCCAGTAAGTCTGGCCTGAAGTCCCTGCGTTCTGGTAAGGATGTGGGGTGTGTGGGAAACCACGGGTATTATCAGGTAGGAACTCGACGTCATGGCCTCCTGCTGGCCCATAGAGTCGTCTGGGAGCTAACCCACGGTCCTATACCAGAAGGGATGGAGATTGACCATATCGACCGCTGCCGGACTAACAACAGGCTGGACAACCTCCGGCTAGTTACTTCAAGCGAGAACTCCTGCAACACCTCAGGACATTCTGACTCAAAGACTGGAGTTAAGAACATATCGTTCCATCAGAATGGCTACGCTATCGAGGTCATGCGTAAGGGAGTCCGTATGCGAACAACACGTCCTACTTTAGAGGAGGCTATCTCTGTCCGGGACCTGATGCTGGAGGGACTCTATGTCTAAGAAAACACCTGCTGAAAGGCAGGCTGAAATGACCCAAAGGATGAGGGACGACTTCGTGTTCTTCATCTTCGTTCTCTGGAAAGCGCTGAGCCTTCCGGTTCCAACCAGATGTCAGATAGATATGTGTAAGAAGCTGGCTGCTGGCGATAACCGACGCTTCATCCTTCAGGCGTTCCGAGGTATTGGCAAATCGTTTCTGACCTGTGGTTTCGTTGTCTGGAAGTTATGGAACAACCCAGACCTGAAGTTCATGATTGTGTCTGCCTCTAAGGAACGTGCAGATGCTAACTCCATCTTTATCAAACGTATCATCGACATGCTCCCGTACCTGCATGAGTTGAAACCTAAAGCTGGACAGCGAGACTCCGTTATCAGCTTTGACGTTGGGTTAGCCAAACCAGACCACTCACCTTCCGTGAAGTCTGTGGGTATCACTGGTCAGTTGACTGGTAGCCGTGCTGACATCCTGATTGCTGATGACGTCGAGGTTCCAAACAACAGTGCGACTCAGGCTGCTCGTGGGCGACTCAGTGAGCTTGTGAAAGAGTTTGATGCTATCCTGAAGCCTGAAGGTACAATCATCTACCTGGGGACTCCACAGACCGAGATGACGCTATACCGTGAGCTAGAGAACCGTGGGTACACCACAACCATCTGGCCTGCACGTTATCCCCGTGATAAGAAGGACTGGGACTCCTATGGTCATCGACTGGCTCCTATGCTGGTGGAAGAACTCAATGAAGACCCTGAAGGCTACTATTGGACTCCCACAGACTCGGTTCGATTTGATGACAAGGACTTGAAGGAACGTGAGCTATCCTACGGGAAGGCTGGCTTTGCTTTACAGTTCATGCTCAACCCTAACCTTAGCGATGCTGAGAAGTACCCTCTTAAAGTCCGTGACCTTATCGTAGCGGCTCTTGAAGCTGACCGTGCGCCTCTTACCTTCCAGTGGTTGCCCAATGCTCAGAACAAGCTGGACAGTGTTCCTAACGTGGCTCTGGCTGGCGATGCGTACCACACGTATCAAGCTGTAAGTAACTCCTTCAGTGAGTACACTCAGAAGATTCTGGTCATTGACCCTAGTGGTCGTGGTAAGGATGAGACGGGCTATGCAGTCCTGTACCAACTGAACGGCTACATCTTCCTGATGGAAGCTGGTGGTATGCGTGGGGGTTATGCGGATACAACCCTTGAGTCCCTCGCTAAGATAGGCCGTAAGTGGAAGGTCAACGAGTATGTCATTGAGGGTAACTTCGGCGACGGTATGTACCTTAAGCTATTCGAGCCTGTAGCTGCACGTATTCACCCTGCCGCTGTCATTGAGACAAAGAGTAAGGGTATGAAGGAACAGCGCATAGCGGACGTTCTGGAGCCTGTAATGGGGTCTCACAGACTTATAGTCAACGAGGCAGTCATTACTAAGGATTACCAGACCGCAGTCAACGCTGATGGTGCTCGTGAGATTGCCTATAGTCTCTTCCACCAGATGACTCGCCTGAGCCGTGAACGTGGTGCTCTTGGACATGATGACCGACTTGATGCTCTCGCTATTGGCGTACAGTATTTCGTTGAGTCTATGGCTAAGGACTCCGACAAGGGAGCACGAGAAGTCACTGAGGAGTGGCTGGAAGAACAGATGTCCGACCCTAAGAAGGGCTGGGACACTGTATCGGGTGTGGCTGTAGCTGGAGGCTTCACTATGAGATGGGAACAGGATGACGGTGGGTACGGAGACTTTATGCAGTTTTAACGCATAGTCATTCACTTTAGGGCGGACATGGAGGTCTGCCTAAGTTGTTGTTATACATAGACAATTAAGGAAGGTACACTATAGGGACTGGTGGGTGGTTCTTATAGTATACTTAAAGCTTGCATACTTAAAGTGCATAATAGTTGAATACTTTAAGACCCTATAGTCTCATACAGATAGCGACCCAAGGTATGAGGGTAGTTATGATTATTAATCACCCTCTACTATAAGGAGACATAAAGTGACCCCTAAGACTGTGGCTGTCCTGAAGGTGTTGAAGACCATAGCCACCAACAGAGTCACCTACCGATTTCTTGCTGCTGTTCTACTCGCTGCTGGCCTTACTGCTGGCTCTGAGTGGGCAGGGAAGCTGGAGACTTTCGTATGTGCTGTGGTCACTCAATGCTCTTAACGCAGTAATGATTACTATCTATGAACGCAGGACTTAAGGTCTGTACGTAGGATAAACCCCCTACTCTACAGACCTTAACCACTTAAGTCAAGCACTCTAGGTAACACTTTAAGAGATGGTCTCATGGTCTCTCAGACCTACAGTAGCCTTGGATACTCACAGTCCAGACTTACAGTGGAGTGTTGCCAACAGTGGTGACTTACGGTGTAGCCTATAGTGAGACCTCTAGGAGACCAATGGTTTTTATACCAAAAGTTTGAGACACCATCTCATAGTCTAAAGACCCCAAGTCTCCCCCCATAGGGTCTAACCTACAGTCAACCATAGCCCACCCCACCTGATGATAAACCGTAAGTCATCTTATTGTCAAGACTTCTAGATAACCTCTAGAGACTTCTAGATAACCTCTAGAGACTTCTAGATAACCTCTAGAGACTTCTAGATAACCTCTAGAGACTTC